CTGCCTCGGCATAGGTATTGTCATTTAACAATGCACCTTCACGCTTGGCCACAGGTTCTTGATATTGTTCATAGGGTTCGCCAGGACGACGAACAACAAGATTTTGACGATTAACTTCTAGACCTTGTGTTAGGTATTCTGTAAGTTCTTGTTGGGTAGTTGGATAGTCGACTACAAATTCATAAATGTGTACTTCGCAGTTTTTAACTTGTGGAAAATCTAATGGAAGTGCTTGGATAGGTGTAGTGCCTACCTTTTTAAATGTTTCAACTTGGAAACGGCTCAACATGGTCTGTAGTTTAGACTCTTGTTCAGCGGTAAAATCACCTGCTACTTTAACACGAAATTCATGTTTTTTAGCAGCAAAAGATTCGGAAAGATATTCTTTAAATGATTTAGTCATAGTGTATTATTTATTCAGATTCTTTAATTTCTCTAGGATGCTATTACGATCTGTAAGTATGTATCCTTCGCCCTCTACAGGAGCTGTGCTGCTTTCGCCGTTCTTACGATCAATGGCCAACTTCTTAAGTTGTAGATCAACCATCTTTAACTTTTTGTCAATCTTGTTGGTCTTGGCCTGTATAGCGGCGTTCATCATTTGTGCTGCTACTTCGAACATACGAGCACCATAACGTGCCTCAACATTCATACCTAGATCCATTAGATCGTCATAGGCCTGTTCTGCCTTGTTGGCCAATGCATCTAGTTCAGAGTCGCTGATATCGCCCAGGCCTTTTACACGGGGCAAGGCGGCAGAGATTTTGTCAAACTCTTCTAGGCGTTCTTCTAGGTTAATCACTGCGCCCATTTCAGGAGCGTCTTCTGGAGTTACTAGAGGTTCGTCTTGATCGGGCAAGTTAAACACTTCGTTTAATTTTTTAGTCATACTCTTACTTATTTCTTTTTTCTGGGCGGTTTTGTATTAGCGAAAATATCGTGTTCGTTGATTATGCGGAACCTAATGCCCTGATTCTGACACCATGCTGTTGCCGCCGCCCACTTGGCTTGATTTTTAATAAACTGTGCTTGGTTGTAGGGATTTTTACCTACACGCTCTATTAACATTTGGCTGGCAGGTTTAATCTCAATCATTTCTACATGTTTTTTATTATTTTTATCTATATAGGATACTAGAAAGTCAGGAACATATACAGTCTGTTTGCCAGTGAGTGGATCACGATAGGGAATTTTAACTGGTTCACTGGCCCAAGATTCTACAGCAGGGTTATTGTCACAGAACATACAGAAGGTTGTTTCCCACGAACTGCGGCAATAGGGAGTTTTAGTACCTATGTACTTTTCAGGATTTTTAGGAGAGTAGGCTCCTTGAGCAAACTTGAGACTCATATGTTAAATTGTAGGAATAGGTCCGGTATATTGATTGTTAGCAATTGCATCAGCAATTACTGCTACATAACTCTTTACATTAATATAGGTGTTGTCTTGAGATGCAATAGTTACATGGGCATACCAAAATCCTGTATATCTAGTGCTACCATTTAAAATTCCCTTGCTAACTGGAAAAAACGAAGATCCCGATGCAACTGTAACAGGTCCACCGCTACCACCCTCTACCACTGTTTTCCAAGGATTTGAACTTAAAATAGATTGAGATACAGCAGCGATTAGATATTGATCTCCGGATCCATAAGGGATCATGGTTATATTTGCACCAGAACTAGACCAACTATACGGAACCACTATAGGTGTAATGGAGTTACTTAACCCTGAATAACATCCCCAACCTGTGGGATTATGGCCTCGAACCTTAAACTGATACGGTGTGCACACAGTTAAACCAGGCACGCATATAGGACTGGCAGAGCCGCAGGCTGTTATATTTCCAGGAACACTAATAACTTGATATGTCAAACAAGTTGCAGGATATCCTGATGTTCCTGTGGTAAATGTAATTGTTGCTGTTGTACTGCAATTAGTAATGCTAGCAGTGCCTATAGTGGGTGCACCGGGAGCAGCTGGAGGTGGATGCGGCATTGTAGCCCCGCCTGCGACAGAAAACGCACTATACCCTGTGGGGTTGTGGGCCCGGGCTTTAAATGTATAACTTTGGCAATTGGTTAATCCGACAACATTGATAGGGCTAGTTGATCCTGTAGAACTAATACATCCGGGAACGCTGACCACTTCAAAGGTAATAGGATGGCATGGATATCCCAATGTTCCAGAAGGAGTAAAGCTCACGCTAGCGCTGGTACACCCAGCAGTACCAGTTGTTACACTAGGTACTCCGGGGATAGACGGCGGTGGGTGAGGAATCGTTGCACTACTGGCGGTGGAATATTCTCCCCATCCTGTGGGATTGTTGGCTCTAACTCTAAATGTATAACTTTGACAATTAGTTAGTCCGGTAACATTAATAGGGCTGCTCGATCCTGTAGCAGCAATACCATCAGGACTACTAATCACTTGATAGGTAATGGGATGGTTAGGATATCCGAATGATGACGGTGGATTAAAACTTATCGCAGCACTCGAACATCCAGCAGTTCCACCGGTTATGCTCGGTGCTCCTGGTACAGTAGGAGCAGGATGTGGCATTGCGGCACCGCCGGCTGCTGAATATGCACCCCATCCTGTAGGATTATGTGCACGAATCTTAAATGTATAATTTTGACAATTGGTTAATCCGCAGATATTAATAGGGCTACTTGAACCTATAACAGAAATGCACCCTGGTACGCTAATAACTTGATAGGTAATAGGATGGCAAGGGTATCCGATGCTATTAGGCGGGCTGAAACAAACGCTAACACTAGAGCACCCAGCTGTGCTACTACATATACTCGGTATGCCTGGAACAGATGGGCTAGGATGAGGCACCACTGCACCACTAGATGCCGAATATGCTCCCCACCCTGTAGGGTTATGAGCACGAATTTCAAATGTATAACTTTGACAATTTGTTAGACCGGTAACATTAATAGGGCTATAAGATACACAAGTGGTAATACAACCCGGTGTGCTAACTGATTGATAAATTACACAATTGTTAGGATAACCTAAACCGCTAGGAGTAAATTCAATAACAGCACCGGAGCATACAGCAGAGACGCGATTAATGATAGGAGCACACGGCACCGCAGGTGGCGGTGGTGGTGGAGGGGGCGGCGGCGGTACTGGAATATTTGGTGCAATATTTCTAGTGACTTCAGAATATGGACTAGATGCAACTGTAGACCCTAGTAGACTGGTTTTAAATCTACTATAATTCATAATCTCGGCAATTAGATTATTAAGCTCAAGATCTGTTAATCCTTTTAACGAATCTAAAACTTGCATAGGATTATAATTACCCAATTGGGCTTGTTTCATTATTGCTGTAGCTATAGTTTCAGCACTTACTACATCAAAACCTTTGCTGTTAAAAAACCCACGAATAGCATCAAACATACCTGCATTTAACTGAATAGGTTTAACATAATAATTATCAAATGCCTGTATTGTTGCATTTGCAGGTACCAGCGATGGTGGTAAATTATTGTAAGATGTCATTTTAATTTAAGTTTATAGGCAATGCAGAGATAGATGGAATTGTAGGAATTACTGGTATATTTACACCCACGGGCGATGTTGGCATAGGAGGAATTGGATATCCTACACTAGGCCCATTGTATAATCCTTGTTGTAGTGCAGCAACTTTATTAATTTGACTTTGACTCGGCCCAGAATTAAAAAATTGAACAGCTCCTGGTTTAGTACTATTACTGCTAGCAGTTGCCCCTATTCCTTGAGGATCATACATTCCTTTAGACCCCGGCTGATTGTCGTAATATGTTTGTTCAAATGCACTAGCCTGATCATCGTCGGCAATAACTCCGCTGTTGTAGATAACCTTTTCATAGTTTAAAACCATCTTACTTTTCAATGTTTTTAAGCCGTCTGATTGATCTAGACTATCATGATCCCATTGAGTAACTAGCGGATTTATCAGTGTAAATTTTGTAAAATTCCCTTGATGTAAAGAATATATATCTACACTGTCGAATAATGGAGTTGTTTGTCCATTAGCAAGTCCGTATTGAACATATCCTTCTCCAAACTTATTGTCACTAAAATTGGCGTTAGTATCTGCATAATAATATTGATAGTATGCTTTCCATAGTCCGTTTGTAATATCGCTATTATCGTCGTGAAATTCTATGCTGATAGGCTCGTAGGTTATTTTAGTTTGTATGTTAGTTTTTCTATTGTATTGATTTATAGTGTCTGTGGCAATTTTAAATTTAGGAAGGTCGATCTTTTTTACTAATAGCCCAACTTCATCGATAGAATTTACATTTTGTTTAACTTTAAAAGAAACATAATACAGAAACCCTACTTTAGGTGCTCTAGCTAATTTGTCATTAATGTATAATTTAGTCGCATGGTCATATGTCTTAAAAATAAGCCCATTACCACCATTTGTATAATAATCTTTATAAGGATTGCCCATAGCATTATTTATGTCATAAAAAAAGCCCAGTATTACTGGGCTTTTGGAGTAGCGTAAAATTAACTACCGATAGAGTTAGTGCCGTTAGTACGACCAACAAACGAACCTAATCCCATTGTGTCACCACCGATGAATTGAGTTTGTACTGCGTTATCGTAGCAAATTGTCAATTCCATTGTTAGCGGATCAGTGGCCTTGCTGTAATCGCCACCGTCATATGTGATGATTTTGATCCAGCAACCTTGTACTTCGAATGTTTCTAATGTAATAGGCTCAAAATTACCATTGCCGCCGTCTAGAATTTCAATGTACATGGTAAATTTATAGTCTTGGCCGGAACTTGCACTAGATTGCTCATAGAAATCAAACTGTGTTTGCATTTGTTGGCCAACTAATGTTGTTACCGCATTAGTCATATCGTCGCGTAGTTTAAGTTTGATATCATCAAATTTATGTTTACCGGCTAGTTTTACTGTGCTGTTATAAACATCTAATTTAATTTCTTCAAAACTTGGCTTTGGACGATCAACGCTCATAACCTGTTTGGTCAATTCGGTTGTAGGAGCCCCGCCTACACCGAAGTCGACTAGAGTAACGCGGAAGCGATACTGTAGTTTAGGCATCAACAACCCTTGGCTGCTGGCGCTGGCATCAGTACTTAGCGGTACCGAAAATCTTGTTAAACTTGCAATTGGCATTTTATGCTCCTTATTCTTTTAATTATGCGCCCGAGCCCGAAGATTGAGAACCAAAGTTGCCAGACGAAATAGCACCTGTGTTCAATATTCTCAATGGAATGTAGATAAATTCTACAGCTTTAACTGGTTCAATAGCAATATCTACCCATAGTTCGTTACGATCAATTCTTGCAGGTGTGTTATTGGTTTTATCACATACAACAACATAGTCGTAAAGAGCACGTTGACTTACTAGTTCTAACAATAAACTGTTTACAGCCGCTGTAATTTCGTGGCGTGTTTGTGCATCGTTAGGTTCAAACAAATATGGTTTGGCCAATACTGCTAGTTGTCTACGTAGATAGCAAATTAATCTAGAAACGTTAACACGGTCTAGTGCACTTGCACCGCTAGCACGAGTTTTTTGTCCCATAACAGTTAATCCAGCACCAGGTAATGTAGCAATCGGGTTAACATTAACACCGCTTAATACATTACGAAGTCCTTCATACAAACTTGCAGTAACAAACTCGCCAGTTGTAGGGTCAACATAACCTACAGAGCTAGCATTGTCAACAATACCACGACGGGTACCTGCCGGAGCAAACCAAGGATAAGCAACATTGTCATTGTTGACAATTGTACGCAACATCATGTGGCTTGAAGGAACAACAATACTGTTTCCGTGATTATCGTTGGTGTAGCCACTTGGATACCATACACCTAATTGTGTATCGTGTGTTACTAGACCTTCGTCGCCGTTGTCTGCTGCTAGAGCGTGGTTGTTACCCCAGTGAGCTAGTTCAGTAGCATTGTTAGTTAAGCGGAATGGGCTATCACCGACAACAAACGAAGTTAACCCAATATCTGCGTTAAACGCAACCATATCTTGGATAAGTTCTGGGTATCCAGGAGCAGCAGTTAGGTTGAATGTTAGTGTGTCGCTATCACGAATTGCTGTATTAGCAGAAACCAATGCTTTTAGTGATTCAACAACTAGAGCACGTTGAGCTAAACGACCAAACGAGCCGACACCCTTGACATTGTTAGGACTTGCAGTGACCCAACGATCTAAGAAGTATTCGTTCATTAGCTCATCGTTATATTGCATGTTTGCGTCATTTGGGTTGATATAACCAGCTACATATTTTTTAACATTGTAACCACTACGACGAGTATTCCATAGACGTGTGCCACGTGGATAGAATCTTGGATCAGGTACATCAAAGTCAACAAAGTCGCTGTTTAGCAATTCAACAATAGTTGCCGGATTAGACATAGTGCCGTCGGTTCCCCAACGTGCATCAGCAAATACCCAACCATTAGGGCTTGTATGATCAGTTACATCTTGCTTGACCCATCCTGTAACGCCAGTGCCTAAATTGCTATTATATACGTAGATGTTTTGTCCAAATTCGTCTGGATTAGAACTATCGATCCAAATATCGCCAGTGACCAACGAATCACCTTGGCTATTAAGAATAGGAGCGCTAGCTTCGATTAATGGTCCATTAGGATCTGTGCCTTCAAACGCATTTAGATATCCGGTCCACATTTCGCCAGTATTGTACATAATGTCAACACTGTCGATATTGCTATCATACCATAGTCGGCCATTTGCTGGTGCTGTAGTAGGAGCAGTAGGTTGTGCCATGTAGCTTAATGGTTTCCAGTTAGTAATCAGTGCAGTATGTTCTGCTGGATTATTTCCTAGTGTTACAATATCGCCATAAGGAGCAGGGTATACATTAGGAGTTACATCGATTTCGATTCCTAACTCACCGGAGTCAGTGCCGAATAAAATGCGTGTACTAGCATTATTACCAGTTTCGGTTAATTCAATATCACCACCTAAATTGTGTGTAATGGTTAGTTGATTAATACTAGAGTTCCATGCTGCTGTAACATTAATTAGATTAGTATTAGTGTTGATAGCAGATGCTACCTGTTGTCCTACTTTATTTGTAAGAGATCCAGGAACATGAATGGTTACAGGAGAATTCCAAGTACCGTTGTTTAATGTTTCTCTGATCTTGAATGTTCCACCAGTAGATGTTGTGCTAGAAATAACTGATACATTAGTAACTCCTGCACGATAACGAATCCAAGCTTCGAAGTTTGCTACAACATCTTTACCGGCTGCGCCTTTAGTATAGTTGTAATCGATAAACACAGTTTTTAAAGGAATACCTAATCCGCCGCCCACTGGGTCTAATGCAGCAATAGCACCTGCAGTGCCCGATGCTAGTGTGGGGGTTACAGAAGTCCAAGATTCTGAACTAGAATTGTAGTATTTTACATCCCAGTTAGCACCTAGTCCGGGAGTGGTTGTTTTAACCCATACACTGCCTGTAGGAGCATTGCATCCTGTAGGAGTAAAATCAGGGTATTGATAATGGGGGCTCATTACTAACTGTTTGTTAGTAGTGTCAAATGTGTCTTGTACCTTGACCCAAGAACCTGATGTGGAATAGTAGAATAATTGGTTTGTATTGCAGCTAGTAACAACTGCTGCGTAGCTACCGATAGAACCAAAGGAGTTAACAGGAGTGCAACCGGATAATAATGTACTTGCATTGCTATCGTCAATTACTAATGGAGTTTTTACAGTAAAAGATTGAGTAGCAGTGCTCCATTCGTTAATACCAAATCGAGTGTCGCTGGTATCAATCCAGTATGTACCGCAGGCAGGTGCGCCTGTAGGAACAGATCCTTGCGGTTTTAATGCACCTAGGTCGATATCAGCACGAGCAATATAAGCCTGGCTGCTAACACCTAACAAGCTATAAGCTGCTTGTAAGCCGTATTCATTAAGCTCACCGCCATGAACTGGATTGCCTTGAGCATCAGTTTCAAAATATGGTGTACCAAATGTATCAGTTAGATCGCGTTGGCTAGTGATAACCCAAACGCATCCTGCTTTGTCTGCCATTGTTCCTGCTGCAATACCTGTACCGGTAGCATTAGATTTGTTTTCTGCTGTTGCTACGAAAATCATAGGAACAGTGCCAGGAGCTGCCGGTGTATAGAAACTTTCGTTTATAACCGATACGCTAACGCCTGGTGATTGTAGTGATTGTGCCATCTTAAAAACTCCTTAATGGATTACTTTGTTTTATTTAGCAGAACATTGGGAAAACTACCCGTTGAATTAAATATAAAAGGGCAGGAAAAAGGGCACATATGAGAAAACTTTGTAAAGAATGTCGAGAACGACCAGTGGCTGTTAATTACTACAAAGAAGGGCAGGCGTTCTATAGATCAAAATGCGACCATTGTGCTAGGGGCGCAAAAGAAACAAGGCCTCTATGGGCCCTGTACGGATATAAGAAAAAATCAACCTGCGAAAAATGCAACTACACTTCTAAGCATCCTGAACAGTTTAATGTGTTTTATGTAGACGGCGATCTACAGAATCACCGTTATACAAATTTAAAAACCATCTGTGCTAACTGCCAACGCATACTACAGAAAGAAGGCGTTAAATGGCGTCAGGGAGATTTGAGGGCAGATTTTTAGGCTAGATCTAGAGCTACCTTTACAGGCAGTGTTAGTTCTCGAGTGGGCAGTAGTTGCTCTAGCTGATTGTATAGATCATCAATGGTAGAATTGTTTAGGACAACATGGTCAATTCTACCACCAACCCAACTTGTTTCGCTGGCATGGATTTTTAACTTTTCTAGCTTGGCAACACTTAATGCCCAAGATGCATTGCCTTCGGGGCCACGATTAACACTGGCTGCGGCTTCAAACCAAATTGGATCTTCTCCTCGTTTGATTCGAATAACCTGTCCGCCTGCATTGTGAATGGCTCGAATCTCGTTGGGGAATCTAACATCACTGATAACAATATTGTCAGTGGTTTTACGCATCTTATTTTCCACAGATGCAATCCAAATATCGTCATGGAATCCATTGCGACAGACTTCTGTACCCCAATATTGTAGAACCCATCTTGGAGTAAGATGCGGCATGTTTAATCGCTTGGCCCACCAATGATCTACTTGTTCTCGCCACTCACGAGCTTCTTTGGTTCGACCTTCTAGTAGAACTCGATCCCAACCAAATACATTGGCTACAGCATCTTTGAGTGTGTTGGCAAAACTGTCTCGTCTAAAACCATGTGAATTAACTAAAAAATCTGCGGCAGTGTCTTTGCCAGCGCCAATTAGTCCTACAAATCCGACCACCATACCTTTTTTATGTTCGTTGTTTGCATTTATCACCGTGCCATCTCCTATAGTTCATAGCATCTACTTCCTTGCTACAATGATAACATATTATTTTAGGTGCTGCAAGTTTTTCTTCCCTCTTTTTTGCCCGCTGTTCTTCGCTATGATGTTTTCCAAAGAATCCATTTTTTTCTCCTGGCAGTCCGGGTCTACCTTTATTAATTTTGCTCAGTTTGTCTCGTGTTTCGGCAGAAACTGGCGGTTTATTCTTACCAGAAATAGATTTTTTAATACGAACTTCTTCAGAATCTTTTTTGCCTATCCTAGACTGTCTAATTTTTTCTTTAGTTTCATTACTATGTGTTTTACCAGAGAATGTACCTGGTACCTTACTAAATCTTTCTTTTTGTTGAACTGAAATTAACTCTTTTGTAGCATCTGATACTACTCTGCCCTTCATTTTTTCTTTTGTATCTTCTGAATGATTTTTTCCATGAAATGGGTTGTTGTCCCCTTTATACATTTCTGATAATACTGCAGATCGATCTTTTTTTAATTTTTCGTAAATCCTAGATGTAATATGTGCTCGTTGATGATACCTATTCTTTAAGTTGCTCATTGCCCATAGTGCATTTACCATCTTATGGTATGAATTTCCTATTACCATTTTAGGTAATAACATATGACAGATTAAATGTTCCCTCGCAGTTAGATCAACTAGATTAGTTTTATCGTTAGTACCGCCTAAACTTTTAGGAATTATATGATGTTTTTCAGTATACTCTAACAAGATTCGAGTAGATGCTCGATTTATTATTTGATAATACCATTTTTTATATTTGTTATCGATAAACATACTTACTCCTTAAAACTTATTTAGTCTAATTGGAGCAGGATAAGATAATTATATCAGCAATTTAACCTATGACGAAAGTAAGCGGAGAACCGCCATCTTTGTAGTTGATTAGATCCTGTTCTAGGATTTCGATTTCAGCCTTGCCTTCGGCTTTGAGTGCAGCACCATTCAATTGTGTGCCGCCTTGGGGGCTGGCAATGGTGGCAAATTTCTCACGTGCCTCGCCTAGCATGATCTTACAGGTCGCTAGGGCATAGTCTTTTAACCATTGACCTGCTTGTGGATCTTGTAGTAGATTAAAATCAGGACGATGATTATACATCCAAACTAGTAATTCTTCCTCAGCCTGCGGGCGTTGCATCACTGTTAGTAATTTAGTGGTGTTGTTAAATGTAAAATTAACATCGCTACCAAACATTTTACCCACTTGTTTCTGATATCCTGCAAATGCATAGTATGTGGCTAACCCGCCCATATTGGTGCTAGCCAGCAAATAAGTATTAGAATAGGCCAGATTGAAGGGTTCAAATAATGACCCACCTTGGCCACCGCCACTTCGTGATCCAATACTGCGACGGAATAATTGTCTAACGCTCATTACTTCCTTGGGCATGTAATATTCGTTAGTGTCTACATCTAGTGTAATGAATCCGAAACTTTCTTCAACTGAATTACTACTGCGTTGACGAAATTTATTTAGAGCACGATCAATGGCAGTGGTGTAGTGAATAGGGTCGAGCTCAACATCTACAATACCCCCACCTAACATGGCCTGAATGTATTCTATTAGAACTTGGTATTGATTAGCTTGGGGGTCTTTAAGTAGTGGATCCATACAAATATTTAGCCATATAAATACAACTATGCCAAGACTCTCTCTTTACAAACCAGAAAAAGGCCCCGACTTTAGATTCATTGATCGTGTAGTCAATGAACAATTTCAAGTCGGCGGGACTGATGTTTTTATACACCGATATCTAGGTCCTGTTGCTTCAACTGGTACCAATATCACTCCTACAACACCAGCAAACACGGCCACAAACGCCATTGCTGAATTAGGAATACAAGATGTTCTGTTTATGGAGAACAGAGATCGTAACTATGATCCCGATGTTTATGTTATTCGTGGCATTTATCAGATGCAGGATTTTGACTTTAATTTAAGTCAGTTTGGTATGTTCCTACAGAACGACACCATCATGTTGCATTTCCACTTACGATCTATTGTAGATTGTTTGACTAGAAAAATCATGGCCGGCGATGTTATAGAATTGCCACACTTAAAAGACGAATATGCTATGGATGACAATTATGTTGCACTTCGTCGCTTTTATGTAGTACAGGATGTTAGCCGCCCGACCAACGGGTTCAGTCAGACTTGGTATCCACATTTGTTAAAAGCCAAATGCACACCACTAGTAGATAGTCAAGAGTTCAGTCAAATACTTGACAAAGATAGTGGCAACGGGGATGGCAGTACTCTGCGTGATTTATTAAGCACCTACAATCAGACTATTGCAATCAGTGATCAAATTGTGGAACAGGCAAATTTAGATGCACCATTAAGCGGCTACGATACCTACAGTTATTTTATTTTACCTACAAAGACTTCAGGTCTTGTTGATCTTGTAGATGCGTCGGATGTTATAGATGATACTACTATGGACATAGATTGCAGTATTGTGCTACAAACTCCTAAAAATAATCTATATGTGGCCTATGTTGCAGGAACCGATGCTCCACCAAACGGTATTCCATTTGGATCTGGCAACTCGTTCCCCCATGATCCGCAAAATGGCTCATTTTATCTACGTACAGATTATATGCCACATGCACTGTATAGATATAATGGAAAAAACTGGAAGTTATATCAGAAAGGTGTACGCATGACTATGAATCAGTTTGGTTCAGAGGATGTCGCCAGTGGACCATTTGCCGGACAACAGATTAGACAGAACCAAATATCTACATTTGTTAACAATACAAATACTGCTACCATTAATGGATCAGTTGTTCAAGAGCGTCAAGCATTGAGCAAGGCGTTGAAACCACGGGCGGATAATTAAAAATGGATTTTTTTTACGACGGTCAAGTACGCAGATACCTGACACAATTTATGAGGGCAATGAATAATTTTGCCTACCAAGACGGCAACGGTGGCCTACATCAGGTACCAGTTATGTACGGGGATCCTAATCGCCAGGCTGCTAGTCTGTTGAAAAAGAACAGCGAAAATACTATTCCGTCAGCACCGTTCATTGCCTGCTATATTAAGGCACTGGACTACGATCAGAGTCGACTACAAGATCCTACTTATGTGGGCAAGGTACAGATTCGTGAGCGAGCCTACAATGAAACAACTGGCCAATACGAACACGTACAAGGTTCGGGATATACTGTAGAGCGTATTATGCCTGCTCCCTACAAACTGACTTTTACAGCAGATATATGGACCACAAACACTGAACAGAAATTACAAATCTTTGAACAGATTGCCTATCTGTTTAGACCTGCA